AAGAGCGCACGCGTTACAACAAGCCGCGTTGCTCTTGCAGCGTCAAGTCAGATGATGCGATTATTGCACGACCTCGACCCCCGCGCGTTGCGCTACCGACCGCACCAACCCATTGGATCCGTTCTGGAATTTCACCTCGATCGGCGGTGGCGGAGTGAAATTTGAGTTCGGTCTCGCAAACCGATTGCAGATTTGGAAATCCGCAATCTCGCAACCTCTATAACTCATTTCCGAAACATCCTGCAACAAGTCCGATGGAGACTCCTCCATCGTTCTCCGTTCGTTCGGCTCGCCGGAACCGCAGGAGCCTTCTCCAGCGAATGCGGCCGTCGCTGTCCGTAGTATTGCAGGACAGCCCGATTGCTGGCAAGTCCGATGGAGCCTCCTCCATCGATCCGATGGAGCCTCCTCCATCGATCCGATCATCGCACAGCACCTTCCCTTGCTTGCCGCAAGGGCAGGAGTCTCTGACTTGCCGCAGACATAGGCCGCCCCACCCCCCTTTGGGCCTGTCCGTTTGTTCGAGGCGACATCCCTCGGCGCGGTTTCGCGTTCTCTCGCTCATTCCGGAGAGGCGCTTCGGGCCGCGCGCACGACATGCGTATGCGTTCTAGTGATCCTGTACGACCTCGGGGGTACGCGGGGCGAGCGCGCGCCGAGAGACGGCTGGGTCTTTTGTTGGCGGCGGACCAGCTATCGCTGGCGGCAGGCGGGACCGGCAATGAGCCTTTAAGCCCAGCCGACAATTCTACGACTGCTGCTTCGGGGCCTGTTTTACTAAGCGTGGGCTACTGTCGAGGGGCGCCGAACGCGCCAGAGCGACCTCGCGGGCGAGGCGCTTTCTTAGCGCAATCTCCTCCCTGGATGGCGGGCTATATGAGTGATTGATCTTTTTGACGCGGTTGGCGTCACGAATCCGGGCCATCAGGCGGCGTGATCCGCGAAACTCGCTCATGCGAGCAGCCTGACGGCTGCCAGCGCAGCCTCCTGAAAGCGCCTGTTGGCTTCCTTGGTAGAGAACTGGACCAATGCCTTGTAGGAGGTCTTGCCGTCCTGGACGTAGCGCTGCGACGGTAGGCCGATAAACTCGCCGTTCTTGCCGTTGGCCCAGGTGCAGCCGTAGAGCACGAGGTTCCAGCGCACGATCTCCAGATCGCAGGAGCCGATCAGCGACCCCTTGTCTACGCGCGCCAGCCGCCGGCAGACGATGCCGGCCTCCGGCCGCAGCTGTGCGACCCCGCTCATCAGAACGGAATCTCGTCACTGAGAAACGGATCGTTGCCGTTTGGGGTGTCTCGGACCTCCCTGTGCTCGGCCTCGTGAGCCTCAACCCAACCCTCGATGTCGCTCATGGTTATGCCGCGCGCCGCCAGCGCGGCGGTGACCAGGATATCCACGGCAGCCTTGCGCGCTTCGATGCAGGCTTGTCTTCTCGGTGGGGATTGTCTATCTGACATGCACGGTCTCGGAGGGGTGTGGCGCCCCGTTGATGGGATCTAATCCTTGGCCCGGAATCTCGGCGGCGTCAAGCACGAAAGGGAAGGGCCCCGGCAATAGTTTCGGGGCCTTTCTCGTTTCCGATCACGGCGGTTCCGGCACGAAGGTTATCGCCAGGACGATGCCCTCATCGCCCGAGGCGCCGGAGGGCCGCATCCAACAGCGGTAAAGCCACCCGCCGGGAACGCGCAGGCGCTCGGTGTAATCGCCCTCTTCCGCGACGGCGGCATCTTCCCATAAATGCAGAGGATCGCTCACGGCCGCAGGCACCGATTGGCGACCGCGACGAGGGCAGCGCCGCCCAGGACCGACATCAGGAGAAGGCAATTCACCGCGGCCTCACTGAGATCATCGCCCGCCAGATGTCGGAGACGGGTTTCCGGTTCTCTCGTGGGTATGCCCCGGCGGATTGCATATCCTCGGTCGGCTCCACCGGCACGATCAGGTATCCCGCCGCCTCCAGCGCCTCGATGGCATCCTCGGCGATCATGGCGCTTTCCGCGTCACTTACCATGCACATGGCGCCCGGCCCGCGTGCCGCCGCCGCGATGATCGCCGCCTGGTCTTGTAATTCGGTCTTGGTCATTGTATCTGATGCCCGTCGTCTCGTGGTTGGCACGACAATAGCGCCTGATCCCCCCTACAGGTCAAGGCGCACGAGAAAGGCCCGTAGCGCTCCCCGTTGCGGGCCTTTCCATTGGGGATCAGACGTAAACTCCGGTAAACTCCCCACAGTTACAAAAGGAGAGACCGTGACCAGCTTTCGCATCGAGATAACTTTCGTTGGAGACGCGCCGGACAGCGAACTTGAGCGCGCCAAAATCCTTGGGAGCGACAAAGTCGCCGAAGCTATCGACAATCTGAAGCAGCTTCTGGCTGATCTCGGGCTAGAGACGGCTGTCTTTGCGAGAACTGTCAGAGAGATGCCGAAGGTGCCGCGCGGCAGCAGAAAGCCGGCCCCTGGGCCATCCATGACCAGCTTTGTCGCCGAGCCGGCCAGGGACGCCGCCGAGTAGGCCATGAACGCCTTCCTCGACCGCATCAACATGCGGGACGTGCTGGCCTTCATGCTGCTGGCCGGGGTCGTCAGCCTCGCCTTCTTCCTGGCGGTCAAGGCCCCGGAAACCGACGTGTTCAAGATCCTCCTGGGCGGCATGATGACCACCGGGTTCGCCGGCGTCATCCAATGGTATTACGGCTCCTCGAGCGGGTCCGCCATGAAGGACGAGGCGATGGCGAGGACGACGCAGGCCCAGACCGAGACGATCGCCGCGCAATCGAGTGCGCTGGCCGCCAGCATGCCGCCCCCGGCGACGACGGCCAATGCGGGCGTGGGTGCCGGGACGGCCGAGACCGCGCCCGCCGCGAAGCCGGCAGCGTGACACACGGCTATATTGCCGCGCACAGGCGCGCGCGCCCGCGCGTGAGATAATTCAAGAGGTTTGTCAAGGAATAAAATGCAGTACCGTCGCTTTTTGAGGGAGACGCAAGCCACCGTCAATCAGTGGCAGGCTGAGCAATTCCCCGCCGCGCGGTCAGCCGGCGTGGTCAACCATCTGCGGGAGGAGTTCCGCGAATTCCTCGACGCGCCATCGGATGCGGAGGCCGCCGAGGAGGCCGCCGACATCGTGATCCTGCTCTATTTCTGGGCGTCGCTGACCAGCTTTGACCTGCACGCCGAGATCGACCGGAAGATGGCGAGGAACCGCGCTCGGAGCTGGAACATCCTGTTTGACGGCACCGGGAGGCACGTTTGATGCAGACGGCCAGCCTGGTCACCCTGGCGGAGCGCCCCCGGGCCTTCCCGGTCGGCCCCGACACCCGCGTCAGCAAGACGCTGACCCTGCGCCAATGGTGCGCGCTGATGGCGGCGGCCCGCCTGATCGCTGCGGACCTGAACAATACCGCCCTCGGGGCCGGGGCGTCCGGCCGCTGGATGCTGTGGCGCCGCAACCAGGGCTACCGCGAGCAGGCAGCCAAGTGCGCCGCCGAGCTGGTGCGCACGCTGCACGATCTGGAGCGGCAATGAGCGTCGAAACTGATGCCGTAGCCGCCCTCGCCGCCAGGGCGCCGGCCTATGTCGAGTGGTACGGCGGCGAGCGCAAGCAGGATTTGACGACCCCGCCGGCTCTATTCGCGGCATGGAACGCCGAATACGGATTCACCCTCGACGGCGCCGCGACGCCGGAGAATGCGCTGTTGCCGCGCTTTTCGTCGGAGGCCGAGCCGCTCCGGTGGTCCGGCGAGCGCGTGTTCTGCAATCCGCCGTGGTCCTCGATCCCACCGTTTGTCGAATTGGCGGCTCTCGCCGATCTGGCTGTTCTGCTGACGCCGGCCCGCACCAACGCCCGCTGGTTTCATCGCGCCCTGGCCCTTGGCGCTGTGCCGAGCTTCTTCCTGCCTAAGCCGAAATTCGGCGGACTGAAATGGAACACGCCGGTTGATTGCCTGCTGCTGGTGTTCGGGCGATGAAGGACACGGATGCCGTAGCCGCCTTCGCCGCCCGGGCGCAGATTCTGCAAATCCTCGCCGAGGACAAGTGGACCGCTCATGAGTGTGTTTTCGCCCACCGTCACCAGTACGACGGGGTGCCGACGCCGGCGGCCGAGTTCCACGAGGCGATGGTTGCGGATTTCTGGTCGCCGGATCCCTACACGATTTGCCTCGCCTTCCGGGGTAGCGCCAAATCGACCCTGGGCGAGGAGGACATCGTGCTGGCGGCGTGCCTGATGGCGCATCGCAATATCGTGATCATCTCCTCGAACGAGACGCGGGCGGCCGAGCGCCTGGCCGCCGTCGCCTACGAATTGATGAACAACCCGTGGATTCAGGCGGCCTTCGGCGACCTCAAAGGAGACGCCTGGACGCAGACCAAGCTGGTGACGACGACCGGGGTGTGCATCCAGGCCATCGGCCGCGACCAGGACATCCGCGGCATCAAGCACCTCGACCACCGCCCTGATTTCATCTTTGTCGACGACGTGGAGAGCCCCGACAGCGTGCAGACCCCCGACCAGCGCCGCAAGACCTTGCGCTGGTTCCTCTCCGAACTGCTGCCGGCCTGTGCGCCGAACCGCAAGGTCCGCATCCGCGCCACCCCGATGGACGCGGAATCGCTGCCGGTGAAGCTGGAGAAGGAGTGGGGCTGGCCGACGAAAATCTACCCGATCGAGTATCTGGACGAGCAGGGCAAGCGCAAGGCGTCGTGGCCCGAGGTGTGGCCGCTCCACAAGATCGACCGGGAGCGCCAGGGCTACGAACGGGTCGGCGAACTCGCGGTCTGGGAGCGCGAGATGCTCTGCCGCGCCTTCTCGGAATCTGACCGCATCTTCACCCGCGAGATGATCCGGGTAGCGCCGCGCGAGCGGACCTGGCAGGCGTGCTACGCGATGATCGACCCGGCTAGAACGGTGGGCAGCACCAGCGCCACCACCGGATGGGCGGTGTGGTCATGGATCAGCAACCGATTGGTGGTGTGGGCATCCGATGCGAGCTTCCTTCTCCCCGACGAAATCGTTGCCCTCGCTTTCGATATCCATGAGCGATACGACCCGGTATGGGTGGGGGTCGAACTTGACGGCCTGGAACAGTTTCTTTTGCAGCCGTTGCGGCATGAAATGGTCCGCCGTGGAACTTACCTGCCCGTCAGGGGAGTGCGTGCCCCCCGCGGCAAGCTGGACTTCATACGGGGTCTACAGCCATTCTTTGCCGCTCGCGAGTGCGAGTTCGCGCAGCCGCTCCCGGCGCTGACCGAGCAATTGCTGAACTACCCCACCGGCAAGATCGACGCGCCCAACGCGCTGGCCTACGCGCTCCAGATGCGCCCCGGCCTTCCCGTCCTCGACGGCTTCGGTGCCGACCATATCGTCCCCGACCTGGAGCACGACCCGACGCGCCCCTTGTTCCTCGTCGCCAACGCGACCGGCAGCATGACCGCGGCGGTGCTCTGCCAGTATCACGACGGCCGGCTTCTCTTGCTGCACGACTGGGTGCGCGAGGGCAATCCGGGGGAATTGGTGGAGCCTATATATAATGAGGCGATCCTCTTGGCCGCGACGCCGCGCGAGCACCTGATGCGCGACCGGCCGCGTTCCTGGCAGGCGATGCTGAAAGCGCCGGTCCCAGACCGCCTCGTCAGCCGCAACCAGCCGCCGACCTGGGTCGTGCCGCCGCACCACGAGGATAAGTACACCAATGTCGGGCTTCTGGCAGCGATCCGGAATATCCCAGCTGATCTACGCCTTGGTGGCACCGAAGCGGCGGGGCAGGTTCATCTGCAAGATTTGCTTGGCCGAATCTCCCGAGGCTTGCCCGCTGTCGCGGCGTCC